CCAGGCGTCACTTGAATATAGAGGCTCGGATGTTCGGCCCGGATCTTCTCTAGTTGCTGATCGACCTCGCTATCGTACCGGTGAGTAGTGACGCGTACAACGATTAGCCCCTCACCGTTAGGTGCTGCTATTGCTATGGCGTGACCCATCCCATCAAAGTCAGTCTCGACCGCTACCGACCACGTACCGGCCTCGGGAAGTCTCACCTCCGGGTCGAGAGTTCCCGTCCACCACTTATCAAGTAACCAATGATCCGACCGGATAACCCACTGGTTGCAGTACTGCCTCCTAAAGGCGCTTTCCTCAATGCGTGCCCATTGCTCTGCTAGGAAAATCTCCCGGCGCTCCGACCACTCAGGGCTCCCCCACTTCCATGTACTAACGAGTTCCGGGTCGGCCTCAGCCGGTGCGCTCCACTCCAAAAGTAGTACCGTTGAAGGTTCATCGTCGTCCAGGCGATCCAGTGCACGCTGCCGGTAGGACTGCATTAGATCACTTTGTGAGTCTCCGGCCGTCGAGACCAAATAGATCTGTGGTTGCTCCCGCATAACCATCGTCGGAGCGATCGAATCACTAATGACGCTTTGGGGGATTTTCCATGCCTCATCGCAAAACACCATCGACACGGAATAGCCCACACCGGCGCTATCGTTCGCCGCATGAATCAACCAACGGTCACCACTAGGCAATTCGATTCCGGCGGCCTCATTACCCCACTTCACCGACTTCTTCCCATAAGTCTCCGTCGCCCACAATCCCGCTGGCCTCATAACCTCCATGGCAGTAGATCGTTTATTAGCCACATGCAAAATGGTTTGAGTCTCCCCAAACTGCTCCCCATGATGAAGCCGCCACATGCAAATAGCCCGGCTTAGCCACGACTTTCCCGACTGGCGACCCACAGTAATAATCACCGCCGACCAAACGAGCTTCATATCGGCGTCATGCTCCAGTGCTCGATCCAATGCGTACCGTTGCCAGGCAAACAATTCCATCCCAAAAACGGTAGTAAGCCACGCCGCCGCCTCACCACCAAACGAGCCTGTAACCACGCTAGGGGCCTTAGTCTCTAACCTAGGCATAACGAACCCTAAGGCGTGAAGTCGCGGCTCTGTGGGCTTGTACCGGCCCTCCTCGGCCCCACTTGGGGGGAAAGGCCTGAGGGCGCGGGAGTGGGGAGTGACTCTCTTAAAAATCCGGTTTGTGTTTTGGTTTTCGCTTTCGTTTTTCTTTTTTCGGTTGCGCGTTTGCTTCCGAGTTTGCCGCCGTGTGATCGGTTGCAATGGAGGTGTGCGATTCCTGATCCGTCGAGTCCTGGGGTGAGGTCTCCGGTGTGGGCTAGGGGTGGCTCGTGGTCTGCGCTTGCGCCTTGGGGGTGGGTGCGTGGCAAGGTCATGTCGACTGGATAGCCGCAGCGGATGCACGTTGGTTCGGAGTTTGCGAGCACCTGCTTGACCCAGTTGCGGTAGGCAGCGGTGCTCCTACCCCTGCCGGTGGTGGTGGTCATGCGTTGGTTTTCTGTTTGCCCATGATGATTCGTGAGATGGCCTCTTGTGGGTAGCCCTTGGCACGGGCTTGGTCTGCTCTCATGAGTCGGCCTGTGAGGTCTTCTCGGCAGTAGAGGCAGGGCCATGTGCCTGCTGTGTTGTCTATCCAGCCTTTGTAGCAGTTGACGTGGTCGCATCCGCATCCGGCGCGTGTGCAGTGTGAGTCGTAGTTGGTCATTTGTTTGTCCTTTCGTTTGGGTCGGCGGTCTCGGTCTCGGGCATGGCCCGATCCCGCCTCCCTTATGGTTAAGTTAGTTCTTCCATTCAACCCTCACCGTTTTGTTGTTGGCCGCATCTTTCCGCGTATCGGGGGCTCATTCCCGCATGAGAGCATTACCTCCGCAACGAGTGTTAGAGCCGAGGATCGGTCGGCCCCCTAAGTGTTCGGGTCTTGGCAACGTGTGATCGGGTGTCACCATCGCTCACCTTTCAATCATGGTGGATTCGCTTGGATCCAGTCGATAAACTGAGAAGCTGTGTGCTTATCTAGTTCCGTGACAGTGGTGACAGCCGCGCTCATGTGTCCAGTAAGGTATCGTTAACCTTGGCGAGTTTGTCCACATCCTCTTTGATGCCTTGCTTCCCGAGTATCGCGTGGATCGCTTTCACTTGGGCTGGGCTCGACGGGTACATCGAGGAGCCTTTAGTTGTCTGGCCTAATGAGCGAGCACCCTCTTTCTCGACGAACTTGTGTGGTGCTTGTGTCGTCCACGGGTCGTCTGGGTCGGCCTCCGTGGTTCGCATGACTTTCCCGCGTTCTTTAGCGTGCTGTATTTCGTCGAGTGTGGCTATCGAGGCGTCTATGCCGATCCCTAGGGCCCCGATCGCTCGACCCCAAGCGCTCGTTTCGAGGTTCTGTAATTCTGACCCTCGAGTGAAGTTAGTTGTCCCGGGCACGATTTCCCATGCTGTACCGATCCCAGGGCGAGCATCGTCGGGTGTGCGGTAGGCGTATGCCCGTCCGATTACCCATTGTTTCCCCTCGACCTCGACGAATTGGGGCGGGTCCATTTGGAGCGATCCCTCAGGGTGTCGGGCCATGAATAGTTTGATTCGGGTCGGGACGTCCACATAACCATCAAGGTTGTAGGTCATTCGCTCACACAATCGTCGATCATGTGCCGAATGAGGTAGCGGACGGCGTTCACGCTGTCGGGGTTCTCGACCGCTATCTCTGTAAGGACATCATCTAACGCGGCGAGGTAGCCCTCAAGGTAATCATTCACCACGACCACCTACATAACCCCACGCCCCACCAATAACTAGGCCAACGAGTAGACACGCGAGGCCAAGCAATGCGGGGCTCACGCGGTCCGCTTCCACATGCGGATAGACCGCCCATTATTGGACTCTCTTGTACTCACCACGTAGTTCCCCATCGAGGTAATGACGCCCATCCTTGCCCATGACCTGAATAGGGCCCCGATTTGGTTCGGGTGACCGTCAGGTAGACCGATCGAGTCTATGAGCGTATCGGCGGTAAATAGGCCACCGATAGCCAAGGATTTACGGTAAATGGTTGCTTGTATTCGCCACGTTTTATCTATCTCAGCGAGCACCTGGACGTCTTCACGGTCGAATCGTTCGCAGTATGTGCAGAGTTGCCCGGTGCAATTATGCCAGGGTCGGTCGAGTTGAATATCACCAATCGAGTCGAATAGTGCTTCGTTCATTGTTCCCCTTTTCGTTCTAGTGGCTAGTGGTGTGGTGAGCCTTGCCACTAGAAACAAGGCCCACCGAAGACGGATCCGTCTGAACTTATATGCCAGAGGTACCGGGCTTCCCCTCCCGTGGAATGTCTGTGGCCCTAGTTTGGTCAGGCGCAGATACTGTGTCAAGGACTTTTAATCATTCCGGCGTGTTGGGCATGATCTCGGGCGACCAGCGGTCGCGGGTAAAACGACGATATGCAAGGGTGGGTTTACCGTCACGGATAACGATAAAAGCCTGCCCATCTAGACCTAAGTGATCGAGGTCGAATAGGTGATAGGAGGCGTTTAGCACCCGTGGCGTGTTTGGTTCCAATGGTCAGCCCCCCGCCCGTTGTTCCATGCCGTGTAAAAGGCGCGGTCCTGCCAGTAGCGGTTCCATTCTTGGATCGGGTGATCCCGTAGTTGCTTGATCTCTGAGATCAGTCCGTCGGCGGTCGATCGACTCTCACGGATCATCATGTACGTAAGGCTGATTCTCCATTGACTGTCCAAGAATTGGTACGCGCCGGATGCGGTCGAGATCGTGCTACGGGCCCTATAGTTCGATCGGGACTCCCTGTGCATAATGCACTTACGAACCCCTGCCCATTTGCTGTGATAATGCTGCCCGGTATACAGGCTAGGTTCGTGACCTTTCCAATCTTTCGCCTCCATCGAGCTCGCCGCACATGCCGGGGCCGTCAGTAGGGCCGCGCACATAAGCACCTCGGTAATCATTCTTTGTGCTCGATGATCGTCACCGTACTCGATATTCGTGTGCGCAGGACGATGTAGGCGTCTACAGATTCGCGGTCGATCCTGCGGTGCCCGCCGGGTGTGACAATGGCGTCAATGCGGCCCGCATCCGAATAGCGCCTAATCGCATCTCTTGAGACTCCGAGCATTTCGGCGGCTTCCCCTGGTCGAATATATGTCATGTGTTCCCCTTCGATAGACGTCGAGCCTAGCCGTTATTTGTTTGCTTTACGTGCTTTTGAGAGGTCGCGCCGCCACCGGGCTTTTTTCAAGGGTGAACGGGTCAGGATCGGCAACGGGAATACACTCCCGTCGCGGTCGGCTGCGCTTGTAAACTTACGTGTATGTGTGCTTCATGCCCCCAATTACCGTGCCGCCATGACCAAAATGTCTTCCGGTATGTACCGGAGGCGATCCGGTTCTCGTAGACCACATATTTAAGGCGTGAGGCGCCTGCGAGCCCGCTGGCCGCATAATCAAGGATCTGGTTAGCCAGGCGCCGGGCGGTGCGCCCATTCGCGTAGGTCCCTAGCCCCTCATCAATGTCGATCGCGTGCACCACACCGGCTTTGTTTGGGTTATGGTCCGATATTCTTTCAGAGTGGGCCCGGTCCCCGATCCAACCGTCGGAGGCTTTGTCACGTTTAGGCCAGCGGCGGTTCACCTGGTCGCGTAACTTGACGCCGCCTTTACAGAGTCTCGCCATTATCTAGCCGTCCATATCGTGTATCGTCGCCGTTTAATGCGTTAATAATCACCGGGATTACTGCCGCCGAAACTGCAACGATAAGCGGGTGAACGTCTGCTGTTGCGAGCCATGACAGTAACGCGCCGAGTGCAGCGCCTGACGCTATTTTGACGATGGAGCCTTCCCATGTGGAGGCGAGCCAATGCTTCATATCAGAGTCCTAACTTCTCGGAGATCCGGTCGACTTTCGCGGCAACGTCTGCGAGTGATTCGCCACCGTTGCGGAACCCTGGCTGTATTGTGAGGGTCGCTTTCTTGATCTCATCCCGTACGACGTTGCGAATAAGCCACACAAGGCCAGTCCCCATGATGGCAAGGGCGGCTAATGATGTGGCTATCAGCCCGACGATGTCGCCAAAGTCCACGGTTCTAACCTTTGAGTTTGGCTCGGACAATAGCCCGTGCGCGTTCGGTTTCGGTAGCCACTTTTGGGTGCTTCGATGATGTTGGCTTCTTCTTAACCGGTTCGACTTCGACCGTGTCCACGTGTAGTTCTTGATCTATTTCACTCACTTAGGGGCTCCTCTATTTGTGGGCTAACGAACTGGTCGAGCACCGGGTCGTAGGTCATTCCTTGACCGGCGTAGGTTCCCCTAAAATTGCCGTTGTACGAGGTTTGCAGCCATTCGCCTTCGATACCGATAGCAGCGATGAACGCTTGCCCGATAGGTTCGGAGTCAGGATAGTCACCACCGCCACAGTCGGAGTTGTTGATCACGATCACGTTGCGAACAATGTTGTTGTCTACTTGCGCGAAGTGAGCCATTTACACCACCACCCTTACGATTATGATTCCAGACCCACCAGCGCCACCCG